GACAGTAAAATGCTTATTCCAAAGTCAAAGAAAGTTAAAAACAAAAAACATTTAATGTTTGTAGCATCTCAACAATGTTGCCTTACATCAGTCTCAGCAGATTGGTGTAGGGGTAACGTACAAGCTCATCACTTACTCAAGCCATATGAAGGCAAGCGAGGTATGGGAATGAAAGCTAGTGACAATAATGTAGTGCCTTTATGCTATGGTCATCATGCACAACTTCACGATAAGAATGGCGATGAAGATAGCTTTTGGAGTAACTTTAATCTTAATGATGATTATGGTAGGGAGATGGCTGAGTATTGGTGGAATTTATCGCCTTATAATAAAGAAAGATTTAAAAAATGAACAACAAACAATTTATAACAGATGAAGATATATCAAAAGCAGTAGACTATCTTAGAGACACAGCAGAAGAAGCTGCAAAGAATAAAGCAGAAAGAATATATTTAGAGGAATTTAGAAAATCATTAAAGGCAATGATTATGAAAGATCACCTTGAGATGTCAGTTTCTGCACAAGAAAGAGAAGCCTACGCTAGTGATGAATATCAAAAACATCTTAGAGCTATGCAAATAGCAATAGAAAAAGATGAAAGACAAAGGTTTATGAGGATAGCTGCAGAAGCCAAAATAGAAGCGTGGCGTAGTATGTCTGCTAACTATAGATCAATTAAAATATAAAAAATGGATTTAAGATGGCTAAAAAGGAAAGAATATTTAAGACTATAAGAAGAAGTAGAGAGCAAGTTAAGAGAGATGCAGAGTTATACTCTCATTGTGCTGGGTGCAAGGTTCTATTAAAGCGTGTTGCTATACCTAGATCATCAGCTAAAAGATGCCCTTCTTGTAGAGGAGATATGCAACAAAATAGTACAGGGATGAGAGAAGTATTCACAGACTTTCAAAAGAACCCTATCCCAGAAGAAGAAACAGAAATAGGTCAAGGACTGCAATTTACTGATAACCCTTTTGCTAAAAAAAGAGATGAATTAGAAACAGGAAAGGTAGTAACCATACCAACTGTAAGGTCATATGGTGTTTCTGAGATAGGAACTATGATGAGTTCTGGGAATAGCAACCACACTATCTACAATAAAAAAGAACCTAAAAGACAATCATATAGAAAAGGTAAGATTTATTAAAAAACATTTATAAAGGGTTGACATATATATCTACATAATATATATAATAGGTAACGATTAACAAAATTAGGAAAAATAAAATGCAAGAGCTAATAAACAAAATTAATGAAATTACAGATTCAGAGCATATTAAAGGATTGGCTAGAAGATGTAAAACAGAGAAACAACTTCTTATTCTCTTGCGAAACATTATGGCTTTAAGAGCATTAAGAAATAGAAAATAACGATTAACAAAACTTGGAGAATAAAATGAAATTAGATAGATACAATACTCGTCACATGGTTGCTTTGCAAGATGCTTATAAGATTGCAATGGAAAAAGGTTTAGAAGGTGACGAAAGAACATCCTTCATAGAAAAGACTGCAAAAGCAATTTTAAGTAATACTGCTTATTAATAAACAACGATTAACAAAACTTGGAGAATAAAATGAACGATTTATTAAACGATATAAATAAACTAAAAACTATACAAGAAAATGTGTCATCACTTAATGGCATGTATTTTACCAAACAAATTATTTCAGACATGATTAAAGAAAAAGTAAACATTGTATCTGACCATGAGACAGAGCAAGAAAGCATGGCTTTCTATGAAAAGTATGGATATTAAAATGTTGCTTAGTATCTTAAAATTTATGGGGGTTATAGCTTCTGCTATAGCTACCCTCTATGTGTTGTATTATTCTTTTTGGTTTATATGCCTAATTGATAATGCTTGTTATTACAGTAACTTTGGGAGTTAATTATGAAATATATTATTTTAATAGTGATGACTTTAACTATATCAGCTTGTGGGAATACCATAGTTGGGGTTGGTAAAGATATTCAAAAAATGGGTTCAGAACTTAATAAGGGGAAAAGTAATGAAAAATAGAATTATAGAAAGCATAAGTTCAGTCAATCAACTACTTTTTAATAAAAGTAGAAATGGAAAAGAACCAATAGTTCATGTTGAATTGAGGCATTATACAACTCAGATAAAAAAGCATATCAAAACATTAGATAGATCAATGTTAACTTTTACTGAGATAAACCTAATGATTATGTTGATTGATACTATAAAAAGTATTGATGGATATCACAATGATTTTAGCGATGAGATGTTGGATAAAGTTTATAATAAATTACAAAAATTATCAGACATAACACTTATCAGTAACTATGAAAAGAGGAGCAAGCGATGATGAAAAAAAATGTAACAAAGCTATGGCTTGGTAAATTTGTAAGTGTTAGAGATTATGAAGTAAAAAAAGCTATAAAACAAGGTGGTTTAGTTATAAAACATAATGATGACCAAATGATTTTAAATGTTGATGAGCTTTCTGATCTAAAGCCTAACCCAAAACCAATCCAATCTAAATTTACAGGTACTTATAAATTAGTTGATATTACCTTTAAACCTATGACCATTGACCCACGACAAGGAGATTTTTTATATGAATAATCCAACAGAAATTAAAAGACAAAACTATCTTTCATTTTATCAAGATGGAGTAACTGATGCTATGTTAGGAGATGATATAGATGGCATTAAGAAATCATCTGCATACTATAAAAAAGGATATTCATTTGGATTAACTTTGTATGCCAAGATATTGAAAAGGGAGTATCAAGTTGAATAATTATTTATTAAAAGAAATATCAGATGAAGCATTGGATTTAAAAAAATTAATACAAAAGCATAAAATTGATATTAAAGAAAATAATTTGTCAGATGACCAAAGCATTAGTCACATTGAAAACATGTTAAAAATATCTTCAATAATATACGCAAAACTTAGCTATTTAAATAAATTATAAAAAACTCTATTTAGGGGTTGTATTTTATATCTACATATATTATATTAATTAAGTAAGATTAATGATTAACAAAAATTGGAGATTAAAATGACTAAATATACTTTTTCAAACGACCTAATTTCAGACCTTCATAAAGATGCTTGGGGTCATAGACCTTTACAATCTTTTTGGTCTCAATGGGATTTATATACAGATGATAAAAAGCAATCTGTGTGGGATGGTCTTGTTGACGATATGGTTACTAACGATGATGCAGAAGCAAAAACAAAAAAAGAAAACGCATCAAAATTTTTCCAAAGAATTAAAGAAACTTGTAAGCTAGGTGCTTCTAACTACAGAACTGCTATTAGGTGGATACTTGATGCAGATAAAGTAGAGCATGACTTTGCTTATGAAGGTGGTCAAATCGTTTGGGAATATAATTTAGCTTATAGACATAAAAAATTATTTAAAACTGCGGGGGTAGCGTAATGTTAGATACAAAATTACAAGAAGCGTTAAGTGAAGTAGAATTTAAAATAGACGTAAGGGATATACAAGGTATCCCTTCTCACATGGGTAGAAAGATTGTACGCCTAGATCAATTAGGTGCTCAAGATGGTGCTCCTTTAGCAATAGTAGGGTCACGATACAAGCCAATACATCATGTGGATGCTTTTGGTGGTGCTCTAGAGGCTATGAAAAGTGGTGGCTTAGACTTCTCTAATCATCAAATAACTGTAAACACTTACGAAAATGGTGCTATGGCTAAGATGGAATTATTACTTCCAGCACATCATGCCAAAGTAGGTGACCACGATTTGTATCTTAAATTTGTAGCTAGAAATAGTTACAACGCCAAATGGAAGTTCCAATCATTTTTTGGTTGGATGAATGAAGTTTGTTTTAATACTTTAGTTAGTGGTCAAAAGATTGCCTATACTGCTAACAGACATACCACACACTTTAACGTAGATGCATCTAACAAGAAGATACAAAATGCAGTTACTGCTATCACAGACGAAACAGAAAACTTTAAGAAGTGGTGGGATACTAAAGTAGAAGATGATCAAGTCATAGACTTATTCAAAACTACGATAGCTAAAAGCCAAGCTAACGATATCAAAGTTGCTAGTGGACAATCAGACACTAACAAAAAGCAACTATATCACTTGATGGGTTTATATGAGTCAGAAGTGGCACAAATTCATGGCAAGGGTGATTATGGCAGAAATGGTGCTAAAGGCTCTCTATGGTGTGCATATCAGTCTGCAACTGCTTGGTCTACTCATCTTGGAGATGTAAAGAACAACAGTACTAACAATCATATAGTACAACAACGTAGACAAAACGATGTTAGAAGCATGATTAATAGTAGCAAATGGAAAGTTCTAGAAAACGTCTAAACATTTATTAAGGGTTGACTTTATGTTGACCCTTAAATACATTTATTAAAAATGGAGAACCAATTATGGAAGACTTATATGACTTTAAAAGTACAGTATTAACAAGTGAAGTTGAATTATCAGAAATAGATAAGACAATATTTAAAAATTTTGATTTTGATTTTGATGGAAAAACAGAATTTACAATACCTCATTTTTCTAGAGTAACTGAAGATTTTAATATTGGTGTAATCTATGGCTCTAGTGGAAGTGGTAAATCATCTATACTAAAACAATATGGTGAAGAGAAAGACTTAGTGTGGGATAACAACAGAACAATAGCCTCACATTTTGATTCAGTAGAGGATGCCATAGAAAGACTTGGTGCTGTTGGATTAAACACAGTTCCTACTTGGGCAAAGCCTAGACATGTCTTATCTAATGGAGAAGGCTTTAGATGTGATCTTGCTAGAAGACTAGGCAGTAACATTGTCATAGATGAGTTTACGTCTGTAGTAAATAGAGATGTAGCTAAGTCTTGCTCATTATCTTTATATAAATATGTCAAGCGTAAAAACTTAAAGAACATTGTATTGGCAACTTGCCACGATGACATTTTAGAGTGGCTACAACCCGACTGGGTTTTTAATACTGATGCAAAGAAATTTGCGTCAAGGGGGTTAGTTCGGCAACCCATTGAAATTAAAGTTATCGCAGGGAGCAGAGCATATTGGGAGTTTTTTAAAAAGCATCACTATCTAACAGAAGAGCTACCAAAGTCTGCACATTGTTATTTAGCTGTATGGAAAGATAAGATTATTGGATTTGCTTCTAGTATGTCTTTACCAGGATGGACACCACCACTTTATGAAGGTGACAAAAGATTAAAGTGGAGAGAAGCAAGAACAGTAGTCTTGCCTGATTTTCAAGGACTTGGCATAGGAACTAAATTGTCTGATGCAGTAGCTGATATAATGCTTGATAAAAAAGTAAGGTATTATTCTAAAACTTCTCATATAAGAATGGGCGAATATAGACAAAAGTCACCATTGTGGAGAGCTACAGTAAGCAACCTTAAAGATAGAAGTAGTGACACTCACGATCATTTAAAACGACTTATACCACTTGAAAGAGATAGAATCTGCTATTCCCATGAGTACATAGGGGAAAATAATAAATCATATGATCCTAAATATAATAGACCTGATGATAAACAGATAAGTTTATTTTAAATAAAATACGAATATCATAAAGGTTATTAAATATGAAAGTTATGGAAATTAAATATCAAGAAACTGAAGAATGGTTATTAAAAATTCACTATGCTAAAAGGATACCCTGCATAACTTATTCTTATGGGTTGTATGAAGATGGTATTTTGGAAGGTATAATTACTTATGGAACACCTGCATCTCCAGCTCTATGTAAGGGTATATGTGGAGAAGATTATAGAAAGTCAGTTTTAGAGTTAAATAGACTATGCTTATTAAACAATAAGAAAAATCAAGCATCTTTTCTAGTTGGTAATTCTTTAAAGCTATTACCTAAACCATCAATAGTAGTTTCATATGCTGATACATCAATGAACCATCATGGCTATATATACCAAGCTACTAACTTTTTATACACAGGCTTATCTGATAAACATAAAGAATGGCGAATGAATAAATCTAATTTACATTCTTTACAAGTTTGCAAACTATATTCAACAGAAGAAAGAAAATCAAATCCAGATAAATTTACGTTTCAAGAAAGACCTAGAAAGCATAGATATATTTATTTTATTGGTGATAAAAAACAAAAGAAATTATTGTTGAGTAATTTAAAATACAATATTGAGCCATATCCAAAAGGCGATAACATTAACCCTAAAAATAATGCAATAGCAGACAGTCAGTTTGGTTTATTTTGATTTCTTTATGTTGTCTATTATTTCAGATGCCATAGCACTTTCTGTATATACATAACCCATAGATTGTATATTGACTTTACCAACTTCATTGTCATCATACTCTTTTGCTCGTGGATCGTCTTCAAAAAACATTTCGTCTTCAGAAGGATCATTTTTCCCATCTATAGAACACATGATCTGCTATTATCTTTACCTTCTTCTTTTTATACGCCCAGTAAGGAGTGACATAAGTTGCATGATAATGCGTTGCTCCCCTTACTAAATTTAATCCATCAAAGAAACCTTCATACAATTTTTGAGATAAGTCTAGTGATTTATGCCATGACTGTAAATCTTTTGGTTTATCTGACTTTCCATCGCACCACCAACTAAAATGGCATCTGTTTTTTATTGGAGCATTATTGGAATAAGAACCTTGATAAACAACTCCACAAATAGTATTTGGAAATCTAACATCTTTCACCCTATTTAAAGTTACTAAGCCTACTGCTAATTTGCCCACTAGAGGCTGATTTCTTGCTTCATGGTATATATTGAGAGCAAGACAACCAACCTCATCTGCATGAGCTCTAAAATTTAACATAGCCATTATTACGACTAATAACAAAAAGATAATTGAAAATAAATATTTCATAATAATCCCCCAAGATTATTCACCCATACTTTGCAATACAAATAATGCGTTTATATCTTTAAACTTATCATCAAACCAACCTTGATCAAACATTAAATCTTCTAAATGTTTTTGTGTTGATACCCACATAGCTTTTGTTTCTTTAGTTTCAGGAGCATCATTCATTAAACAATTCATTAAATTCTCTTTGTTATTTATAGCATTTCTTAATACTGAATCTATTTTCCAAGATAAATTGTCTATGTCCTTCTGTAAAAAATTATTCAATAAAAATGCTTTCCAATACAATTGGATTCGTATTTCTTTATAAACATCCCACTTGGTTAATTTCTTTTCCATTTCTTTTCTAAGTTTTGAAAGTTCATATGTCATTTCGTTATTTTCATCTTTGCTATTAAGTCTATAATAAACTTTTACTATTTTTTCTATTTTCATTAGTTTGCTCCCTTATCTAATTCTTTAAGCAATCTTGATAATATTATAACGCCACCTTTATTTTGGTAAACTTTAAGTAAAGCATTTTGATCATTTACAATATCTCCTAATGGGTAGTTTTCTAGTCTACCAATTTGGTTTACTACCCATTTTCTAACTTCTTTATTATCCATTAGTTTGCTCCCTATTTATTATTCATTAATGATGCTCTTTTTAACACTCTGCATCTTTCACTTTGTTTTAGTTCTGCAATTACATTTAAAACTTTAATGGCATAACTTCTCTCATTTTCAGCAGTAAAGGTTTTTGTTCTTGGCTTTTTTAATCCTAACTTTTTTAAAGTCTCTGGATTTAATTCGTCTATATTCATTTTATTCTCCTAATGCTCTATCAAAATAATCGTCAATCATTTCTTTTGCTTGCCACAATGTGTTAGTGCTATCAGATGGTGGTTGATTTGGTGGGCATACATTCCAATGTCTTGAACCATATCCCTCCATATTTACAACTTCCCAACCTCTGTAGTTATAACAGCCATTTGAAATTTTTTTTGCTTGGTAGATCATTTTTTCTCCTAATTTTGTTATTCATCTTTCCTTATAAACAGTATAACACAACCCTTTAAACATGTCAACTACTAAAATGGGTTAATAAAACATTTATTTAGGGTTGACTTATATATTCATATATGTTATAATGATGTTAAGGAAAGATAAACAATAAAATTAGGAGAAGAAAATGATTACTATTAATTTTACAGACCAAGAAATGATTGAATTATTATGTTTAATAGATTCTTCAAAAGAATTTAAAATGACTAAAGAGATAGATACTAATAATTATTCTAAAGAAGAATTACAAATGGCTGAAAAACATTTAATGCCATTGTTTACTAAACTTGGGATGTATAAAAAGCAATCATAACAAGAGGGGGATTAACTTCCCCCACTTTTACAAAGGATTAGAATGACAATGTTAAGTTTAATCAGAGGTTACAGTAGTGTGTTCCAACATATAGGAGATGCTTATAGTAAGAAGGATGAACAAAGGTTTTACTATGGCTATGAATTATGCATTAGAGCTAAGACAAACATAAAGCTATTGCATAAGTATTTATACAACAGACATAATTTTAATAGAAAAGATTGTGCAAGTTTGTTAATGTTGGCAAGACGCAAAATGCGTTCTAGGTTCAGAAGTGAGAGGAAGAACATTCCTCCAGTGTAACTCCCCTTGTACACCCTAGTGGAATAGCTAAAGCTGAAATAGGCTATTTCATTATTTGGCAATGCTTCTTAAACTATCCATGACACTATCAATAGATGGCTCTTTGCCATTTGGATCAAGAACACATTGGTATTTTCTGGGGCATCCATTTGCAATATCTGTGAAGTCTAATGTGAAAGTCTTTTGTGCTCCTTGATATATACAAGCTACCTTATCTTTATACACTTTACGTTTCTTTAATCTGCATGTGGTCATAGTAGGAAGGACAATAATTCCTTTTTGTATCTTTTGTTGTCGTGTGTAATCTTTACTTTTGTATTTGTAAACATCAGCATACGCCCTAAATGTAACTACAAAACCTATTATAACTACAGCTATAACACAGAAAATAATGCCTACAGTTTGTAATGTATCTATAAATTCTTTTTGTTGTTGCCTTGCTTCAACTCTTTGTAATCTGTTTGCTTCTTTTGCTTCAGAAATTCTATTAGCCCTTTCTGCAATTATTTCATCCCAAGTTGTTGGTCCGAATCTTAAATTGACTAATTGACGTAATTCGTTTCGTTGTTCTTCTAATAATTTCATATTAATAAAATCATTTGCAGAACTTTCAACAGAACCAAACTGTTGTGCAATAGACATTCCTTTGCCTTTTTTTTTGTTCATTTGGTCTGAACCAGTAAAGAAACCATCAATCTGTTTTGCTATGCCTGAAATATCGTTTATTGTTGAAATATTTTCTTTGATGAAGGAAACACTTTTCTGTACAAGAGCTATGCCAGTTAGAATTTCAACAAGCACCATGACATTTACCTATTCATTCGGACCAAATCTACGAATAAGATTACCACTTTCCTCATCAACTAAATTTCCACTATTTATTCTGATACTTAATATTTTATTTCTAGCTTCTGATGAAATACTATCTGCTAATGATTTAATTGCAGTTGTGTCAATTTCTTCTGTGCCCATTATATCTTCTTTTGCACCTACAAGTAATGCTTGCCTATCTGAATCCACACCTTTTGGAACAATAGACAACTGACCTTGAAACATTCGATTTACTCTTTCTAAAGGCGATCCATATCCACCAGGCAAAGGAATATCAAACAATGGTTGATTTTGTCTTGTTACATAATTTTTGATGGCATCATATGCTAAATTAGAATTTCTCACAGAATTAAAACCTCCTGCAACTCTAGATACGACAGGAATATCTAATTGTGTCAACAAGCCATTTCTAGCCATAGCTGAAGTAAACACATAAGCAGTTCCTGATTTATTCATTACATAAGATGGGTCTGCCCATAATGTAGGTGCTACGTTTTTTCTAAAATCTGATATTTTAGCTATTTCTTTTTCAGAAAATAACATTTTAATTAAATTTTTGTTTTTATTAAAAATATCGTTAAAGTTTTGAACTATATTAAGCCTTGTTATTTCATTACCTTTTCCAGAAAAGGCTTTATGTAATACAGCATCTTTTACTAATCCTATAATTTCATTGGCTTTTTCTTTTGGAAGGTTTGCTTTTATTCTTTTTAAGACTTCAGCCATAACTGGTGTAGGATTAAATTTTGAATGTCCAAAAAATACATTTACAACTTTATCTGCTTCAAAACCTGGATTTGATAAATCTGCTAATATATTGTTTACTGTTTTTTGAGCTTTATCTTTAGCACTACCTTTGCCACTTATTCCTATGTATTTTCTATATAATTGTGTTGCTTCTTTTAGTTTGTTAATTACAACTTTATTTCCAGTAATAAATCCATTGTCAATGCCATCAAATACAAATTTATCAAATTCACCTTTTAACATACCAAGCAATCTAGCTTCTGGTTTTCCTATTTCAGCAGTTCTTAATGCTTCGTTAATAACTTGTTGTTGCTTTACTATCTCATTAAAATCTATTGATTGTTTATAGTTTGAACCTGGTCTAGACATAGCTTTTTCTAAATCACTTAAACCTGCTAGTTCATCTTTTAATATTGTCATTCTTTTTAATTGTCTTGGCAAAAGAGCTTTAAATTCTTTGTTATTCTTTATTTGGTTTAAGATAGTAGTAAGACCTTCTATAGAGACTTGTGGTTGTTCCATAGCTTCTTCTACAAATTTGTAACCTTGTTGTGATTTTGTTTTTAAATTTTTTGCTTCTTCTGTGACTATTTGCTTTATATTTTGTGTAGATGTAATAGGCACATTATCAACTTGATCGCCTGGTATTATTTTACCTGACCCTATTTCATTTTGTAATTTTTCTGCATCGTTCCTAATTGCATTAAGTTGACTTTCATCAAAATCATCTAATATTTTTTTGGCTTCTGCACTTTCTGCTCCAGGAGCATTTCTAATAAAGTCTTCTTCCATTAATCTTTCACTGGTAGTAGCTCTTTTACCTAAACCAGGGGTATTTGCTTGTGCTTGACCTTGTGTTAAACCATATGTAGACTTTGATTTTACAACTGGCTTTGCCCAATTTGGTATTTCTTTTTTTAGTATTCTAGCTCCAGTTCTTGTTGCACCTTTTACTATAGCAGAAGGTGCTCTTAAAATTGGTGGAACAACTAAATCCATACCAGTTGCTAGTGCACCCATTTTAGCTGAATCTATTGCAATGTCTTTTGCATTTCGTTTGCCATCTAAACCAGATCCCTTTTTGGCTCTAGCAACTTCTGGTGCCAATTGTGACTCAATTCCTTCGCCACCTGCTTCTGTTAAAGAATACAATCCTAGACCACTTAATACTCTACCAGCCAAACTTCTTGATGCATTAACTACTTTACTCGCTGGAAGATATTTAACTACTTCACCTAATATTGTACCCATATCTTGTTCACTAGCACCTGGCTTATTGACATAATATAATTTGTCACTCCATTCAACCATAGGATTGTTAAACTTATCGTACTTAATGCCACCAAATCTATCGTCTTCTTCAAAGTTATTCTTAATAATTTCTGCTTTTGACCAATCATCTCTTGCAAACATTAGGCTCAAAGCTGAAACAGGGTTAGTAAAATCATCCCAAAATGAATAATCTTCTAAGTCAGTAGTTTCTGGCAACTCAGGAAATTCAATGTCAGCATTATCTCCTGTCCATGCATCTTTTAAACTTCCCAAAAGAGAAGAAGAATCTTCTGCAACTACATTAATATTTTGACCAATAGAATTCTCAACTGACAATTTTTGTGGAGAGCTATAGTCACTATCAAAACTTGAATCGACTATAGTATTATTTAAATTACCAACTTTATCTTTATTTTCACTACCAGAGCCATCATTAAGATTACCTGGCATTTGTCTATTAGCACCCATAGTTTCTCCTATTACTTAAACGTGTCTGGTCCGCCTATAATCATCAAAGTTCTCTTTTCAGAATATAAATCTTTTCCAAAGCTATCTCTGTTAAGAACTACATCTCCATCTTTTAAATTACCTATAAAGTTGTTCAATGCTCTATCTTCTTCTGTTAAGCCATCTTCATCTTGTTCTTTATCATCGTATAATCTTTTGCCATCTTCACCTTCATTTACAAATCTCTTATATATTCCAGTGTCTAATTGACCCATTTTATTGTTAATATCTTCTTGGGAATAATTTTGATCGCTTTGCAACATTTCTTGTTCTGTTTGCACCATTTTTATCATATTTTCTTTTGCTCTTTTAAATGTATAAAGAGAAATATAATTTGCATAAGGTGTATTGTTTAAACTTAAAACTGCACTTTTAAAAACTTCTAAGTCTTTATCAGACATCGGACCAGATCCAGCTTCTCTCATTCCTGGAGCAAGTCTGTTTGATATGGTTTCTAAAAGTTGTTTGCCAACTAAATCACTTTGACTTAAATTAAAGAAACCTGCAAAAAACTCTTTAAATGGTTGTATGGTATTTTCAAATCTTCCTGTAGTTTCTCCTCGAAAAAGTATATCCATAGCAGTTTGAGCAGAAGGTATTAAATTTAGTCTAGCCTTTTGCAAGTTAGGTAAAACTTTTAGACTTATTTGTTTTATTCTTGCTAATTTACCTGCGTAGTCCATACCAACTTGTGCACCAGGTTGAGCAGATAAATTAAATCTAACAATTTCATTACCTTTATAAACTGGAAGTAATTCTAATTGTTTTCCAGTACTATCCTTAATGTATTTGCCTTCTAACTCTGGTCTTGGTGCAAGAAGTTTTGAAACTGAATCGTTAAAGTTTGGATTATCTTTTTTCATCCCATAATTAAGAAAGTATTGTTCAGCATCTGCTCTGTTCATATACTTAACTAAATCACCTCTATTTGCACTTTTGAAAGTTTTAGGTTTTAACTTTAATGCTGTCAATGCATCGTCTGCCTTTTTCATTTGCACACCAAGATCAACAACACCTTTTTTCTCTGCATCTCTTCTAGCTCTATTGGCATTTACTTGTTTGATATACATTGATGCAGTATCAGCACCAGCTACACTAGCTGACCCTAATGCAGTAGCTCCTGGTCTAGATGCTTCTGCTCCCATCTTTGTAAAGAAGTTAAGCATCATCATACCAGTATTCATTCTATCTTCTTTTTCTTGTTGTTCTTTACTTTTAGAATAAAGAGAACTGTATAACTTTTGTGCTTGTGGTATGTATTGATTTACTAGTGTGCCATCAAGTGCACCTAACCCTTTGAAATCTTTTTCAGTAGTATCTGAAACACCATTTAAGGCATTATTATTTTGATTTCTCACAAATTCTTGAGCTTCACCTGGTCTTACTACGCTGAAGTCTATGCCATTTTCCTTGGCATATTCACTAATAGCATTATTTTCTTTCATTTTTTCTTTTAGTAATTGTGAGTTATATGCTCCATCACCTGGTTTAAATCCAAATCTATTTGCTGTTACCATTACTACTTTCCTTTACTCATAAAGTAAGCACTACCTAATGCACCTAATCCACCTAATGTCTGTCCATAAATACTAGGTGACTGTATAAATTGCTGACCTTGTGTAAGACTTATATTTCTTGTGTCATATGGCGTACCTTGTAATACACCTAATGCATAGTTGATTTGAGATTGTGGGTATTCTCTTTGCTCTACATAGTCAGCATACGCCATATCTAATGCTTGTTGATCTAATTGTCTTTTAGCTTGTCCTGCTGTGAAAAGACCAGAAGCAGCTTGATCTCTTAGACCTTGTGTTAGAGGTGCAAAACCTTGTAAGGCTTCTGTAGCTCTTAATCGACTAGCTTCTTCTGTCTCAAACCCTGACCTTGATGCATCCTCTGCACCAAATCTCGCTGCTCTATCTTGCTCATATTGTCCACGCATCATATCTTCAGCACCAAATCTCGCTGCCCTATCTTGCTCATATCTTCCTGATGCAAATTGCAAACCTTCTTGTGCTGCTCTTGATCTTAAATCTCCTGCTGCTCTAGCACCCTCACCAGATGTAATACCTTCTTGTATACCTAATCTTGATCCCCCAAAAGCACCAGATCGTGCTGCATTAGCTCTGTTTTGCATATTAGCAAGTTCAGTTTGTCTTTGCACTTCATTAACTGCACTATCTTGAGCACCTTGATAAACATCAAGATATGGTTGTGCTTGTTCCATACTAAATGGTTGCCCTAATAATTCTTCCCTAGTAGCACCTTCAAATGGATCACCAATTAAATCTGCTCTACTAGTTCTATCAAAGCCTTGACCTAGACCACTAGCCATAGCAGCAGATGAATCAATGTATTGTTGATAATCTGTAGCACCTTTAGATAAAAGGTCTGCTGCTTGTTGTTCTTCTGGTGTTAACTTTGATCCATTGTATGATGCTATTCTTGGGTCTGTATATTGTGGATATGGTGACCTTGCTAGTGATGATGCTTCTTCAAAAAGTCTTTTACCACCTGCTGATACCCATGCTGGTAGTTGAGTGTCCGTTACAACTTCACTATAATCAGGAAGTGGTTGCGTTGTTGTTGTACAAAATCCACCCATTATTTATTCTCCACATATGTAGAGCCAGCTTTGACTAACCCTAGTTTTTCATAAAATTTATCTTTTCTTTCTATATCTCCAGAATAGATATGACCTAGCCTTATTTTAAGTTTAGCATCTTTTGCTATTTTGATAAACGCCTTAATTAAAATTAATGCTGACCTTGATTTTCTATGCAAAGGAGAAACATAAAACCACATATCAGAAAATAAAGGCTCACTTGACCACCAATCACTTGTAGTAATCCCAGCTATTGATCCAGTAATCTCATTATCTTTATAACTTACCAAAACTAAACCTTTATGTATTACTTCATTTATCTTATTCAACAATTTATAATCGTCTATGGGTGCAACGTCTAACTTAGTATTGCCATGCATTTCTTTTAACATGGCATATATAGCAGATATATCAGTAGCTACTGCCCTTCTTACCTTCATTACATATTGCCTAACGCACCCATTTCTGCTGGCATCATGTCATCATCCATCATTTGATCTTCAGACATTGCATCTTCTACGCCACCTTGCTCAACCATTTCAATAAGTTGTTGCATCTCTGGTAATAACTTAACTAAAACACTAGCCACTTGTGGTGTAATTGCCTTATCTAACATTTGCAATTCATCTGGTGTCATGTTTGTTAGTCTCATCATCAATGCATTTCTAATGCCTTCACTAGGTTTCATAACAACGTCATTTGCTTCTTGTGGCATACCCATGTCTAGTTCAGGATTAGCAACCATTCTTTCGTTCATTTGTGGCATACCCTCATCCATCATTTCCATTTCTTCAGCCATTTAAATCTCCTTTTTTTGATATAATATTGACCAATCTGTTTGTTTACTGAACGCACCTAAAATCCAACAAACTGGCTCAAAGATTTTACGATACAACTTTCCTAAGTAATCAGGTTTCTTTCTTTCGCCATATATATAAGCAATTTCGTTACCTCTGTGAATTACTATATGTGACCATAAATCTACAAATCTACCTTTTCTCATTTGCTTTACCATCCATATTGCCCATAAATGATAGCCTTTTACATGACTAGGTGTTAGATAATCTCTTGTAAACTTATAGTCGTTTATTAACATTTTACGATCTATTATACCTTGATTGCATAATTCGTTACATATAACTCTACCACCTAAAGCACCACCAATCATACCACCAATAAATGTACCAATAGGATTACCTAGAGTTACAGCAGTACCTATTGCTTGTCCTATAGCAGTTCCAGCTCCAGTCTTTGCTGCTTTTTCTACGTCACCAGTCAAGACCAATGTAGTGGCTGCAGCAAATATTCCAGCACCACCAGCTGCAGCATAGTTTGCTTGACCAGCTTGAGAACCAAAACTAAATTGATCACCCACACCTGATGTGTAACCACTAAATCCACCACTAGGTGGTGGGGGTCCAGTAAGAGCAGAAGAAGTTGTAACTTGTTCACCACCAATAGTAGAAAAATCTGCACCATCTCCAAATTCTTTTGCTATATTTGCATCAACACTTTTATCAAACTTATATAATTCACCTTCTGGATTGAGTTGGAAACCTGAGTCTGTAAGTTTATTTGTGTCGTATACATTAACTGTATCTGTGGTTTTCCCAAAGATACCTTTCTCTGTAAGAGTATATGGCTCTCTTGCATCTTTTAAATCTGCTAATAGTTGTGTATTACCAGTTTGATTTGCTACGTCTGCATTTGCTAATTCACCAATAAATGCTTTATTACCACCAGTGGTACTAAAAGGTACACCACCTTTATTTACATACAATGAAGGATCAAAATTTTCATAGGTTTGATTTACAAGTTGTCTTGGACTTGAACCAATTGTATCCATAGCACCTTGTCCAGCTCTGCTTAATGCATCGCCTTGATAATATCCACCAGGATTAACAAGTGCTTCCCCAACTGCTGATCCAACGCTTGGAGCAAATCCTATAGCTGTTTCACCTAATACATCTGCAAAAGTAGGTGCTTGTGGATTTTCTTGTTGGTATCTATCATATTCCTCTCTATATCTTCTGTCCTCTGGCTTTTGTGGATCGTATGTACGTTCACCAGTTTTAATTTGTCTAATGAATTGAAACATAGGCATCCCACCTCTTATGCCATATACGTTTTGTAGGTTTGCTCCTTGACCAGTATTATATGCTCTATTTTCATAAATATTATAAGTTGTTGGATCATCTAAGGATGTATCTAAATTCAATATATTTCCAAATTCATCATATTGTGGCTCTGCCATAACTCTCTCCTTATGTTATCTCTAGATAACTACCTACAACATGAAGTCTATTTGCTGTTGCTGCAGTTACTTTTAATATTTCTGACTCTTCTACAACCAATGGTTGTGTCAATAACTCTTTTGTGCTCAATGCACCTACTTCTTCATTTTTGTATATACTAAACACACTTGAGCCATTTGTTAAGGTTAAAGTTATAGTATCGTTACTTCCACTGTCATTTGATACTAAAATTGATCTAAATATCCCACTTGTTGCAGTAGTAGCAGTGTATAATGTAGTTACATTTACTGTTGTTAAATCTAATTTTTCATTTTTATAATTATTAGCCATTAAACCAACTCACTGCATCTGAAATTTCTTGTGTTGTTTTGCTTGATGTACTTTGTGCTAGATTAGCTGTTCTTGTTTGTAATTCTATAGCAGACACTAAACTATTTGCCCATTGTGTAGAATATGTACCAGAAGGTGTAGGCAATCTAATTATTAATGTTGATGGAGCTGCTTGTGTCATCTTAATCCATCCTGTCTAGTATTAATTCTAAAATCACCAAGTTGCCACTTATCTTGTGTACCTGTACTTTCTATTTTCATAGCCATTTGTCTTGCTTTTGCTCTTGTGCTTACTTTAGTAGTTGAGTTTGTGACTGTAAAAGCACCCTTAGTAATGTCTGATGAGTTAGGATATTTTCTAGTTTTTAATGTAAGTGATAAACTTGTATCATCAGTTGCAGTAAGGTCAGGTATAATTTTATCCATCATATATAGATTATCACCACCTTGTGATATTTCCATTGCAGAACTTTCTACAAAACTATTCATAGCAGAACCATTGTCACTTGTTCCTGTTTCGTGATCATATAAAATACCATCTTCATCAAATGCAAAAGGTACATCCCTTACACCAAAAGCATCAGACCAAATGGTTCTATTTAATGAACCTATTGACCAAGCCAAATCTTGGTAATTAAATGTTACATAACTATCAGGTTCTGGATTAGATGTTCCAGCACTATTAGATGTAGATACATAAAACCAAGTAACTTCATTAAATGCTTTATTATGACCTACTACAGTTTTATCTATGTAATCTGTCTGCATACGATCAAACACAAAATGTTGTACTGGACATGGTAAATCTTTAACAGTTCCATCGTATAAAAAGAAATTAGATTTACCCATCCAATAAACTCTATTGTCAACTGCTAATAATACGTTTTTGCCACCTGCACCACAATTTGTTGCTAGTAATCTAAATGCGAACACAAAAGGTGGTCCGATAAACGTCATGCCATATACAGCTTCGTCTGTTGCTATAAAAGTTTCCTCTTTTGCACTAACAGCACCAACAATTTTTGTTCCTACTTCTAATCTTTGATCACCTGCTGTATTTGTTATTGTAGGCTTCCATATTGTAAAATCTTCTTGTGTTGACCATCTAACTTGCATTGGATCAATATTGCCACTAGAAGATATAGGGTCTGCTCCTAAAGATAGTAAATGTCTGTCTGGAAATGATATAATAGATACACCAGTAGTTGTTGGTACACTTGTTGCTCCTGACAATCCACTTACTAAAACTGCTCTACCAGCACTTGAAGTGTCATAATAAAAAATAGCACCACCTCTTACTGTCGCTACTAAATCTTCACCCCATAGCACTAATGACCATTGAGAATTTGATAACTTAACATCACTTGTGTCAGTTGATCTTGGTGTACCCCAAGTGCTCACATTCCAAGCACCAGTTCCCCATCCTAATGCTGGATCACCACTTTGTTGTCCTAAACCTGCACCTATACCTATTAAATATGATATATCAATAGTTGTACCACCACCTGATGCTACTGTACTTGTTGCTGCTGATGGTACAGTTATACTATATGTATTGGCAGTCAATAATGTTATTTGATAACCTTCACTACGATTGAGATTGGCTGCAGTTACACCACCTACTGTTGCTGCAGAATTAATTACTACAAAATCACCATTAGATGCTCCATGACTATTATCAGTTACGACAACAGTTGTGCTTTCATCAGTTGTTTTTAATGGATTAGTTAAGTTAGATGTTGTTTTTCTTAATGGTGTAATGTCATAAAGTGCATTATTTTCTAATATATATAAATGATTATGAGTTCCTATTGCTATTCTATCTTCACCATCAGTAATAGCTCTCCATGACACCATAGCTCTCGCTATACCTTCTAAGGCAGTTTCAGTTGTTGTAATGCTTCCTGCTGCATCAACCCTTGTGTACGCTTGTTTTTGCCATCCACCTATTTTCTCTGCGTAACCATTTTGAAATCTAACTAAATTTCCATCAATCCAATACGGACCATTTTTACCAGCAGAATATTGCGTAATATCTTTTACTATACCAGGTTTTATTTGCATTATCTGTAATGGCATTAGGACACATTCCTCATTCTATTACAAAGTCGTTCAGCTCTATTAGGAACTTGTTTTGCCCATTTGCTATCTTCCATTTGTATTGCTGCTTCAATCCAATTCTCATCGTCTATAGCTTGCTTCATACGAACAAAATGAGTTAATCTTGTTCTCCCCAGATTAAACATCATATTAGCAATTATCAATTGTGCTTCTTCTGGCAAAGTATAAAAGTTGTCATATAAAATTGTACAGTCATCTATAACTTTTTCAATATCACTTATGAAACACTCATCAACTCTATCTTTAGATACTTTTGTACCTACATCTTGATCGTTTTCTAAGTCTGTAGCTTTACATAAATGTCCAATACCAAAAGTCTTATATTCCAAATGATCCAGATATATTTCGTACTTACATCCCTCATCTTCAATAAGCTCTTGTTTTAATTTATCTAAATCCATCTTTAACCTGTTTTTTTCTTAATGTTTCTACATGTTTATAATAGAAGTAATTACCTATCTTATTAAAAAATTTTGATAAACGCAACCAAGTCCACATCATTTTTGACTTTGTTCTTTCTTATGACATTCACAATTACATTCTGCTTCTTCACATTTATAACATTTGCACGTTTCACATTTGCTCATTTTGTTAACCCTTTGAACTTTTCAAAACTGCGTAAACCCCCCAATCCCAACATTCCCATCAAAACTGTCATAAGCGAACCCATGTCAAATGTAGGTAATTCTGGTATTTGTATTGCTAGATAAGCACAAACAAATAAAGTAATTGGTGCTAGAACAAAATGCCAACATAAAGCAATTCCACAGGTCCAGCCAATAAAGGGTCTCCATCCAGATACAAAGATAGATGAATGTTGTGCTTCTGCTTTATTTATTTCTATTTGACCTTTTGCAAGTTCATTAGCATGGCTTTCTGACATGGTTGCAATTTGGTGGGCAAGCTCGTTTTTCTTATCTTTATCTTCTACAAATTTTCCTAATAAATCACTTACTGGACCAATTAACGATAATAACATCTTAATATACCTCCACTTCTTTTGGGTCTACTTTGGGAACTAGCTTACACATACATTGGTAAATTTGTTCTTTTTTGCCTTTAAATATAGTTTGATTGTGCAATCTATTCTTATAAGACAAACAATTATTAATATCTTTAAAGTATATTCCTTCCATAGTAGCACCTAAATAACAGACTAGCATAAATGCTGTCACTTTTTACTCATCCAAGCAGTTGTACCCATATAAGCACCAACGATACCAGCACCAGATAAATAAAATAAATTGCTGATGTCTGATAAAGCATTTATTCTCTCAACACTCATAAATGGCATAAACATCATAAACGTAAAAACACCCATTGCTATTAAAGTGGCTCTTGCCATTCTTAATTGTGCTAGTTGTTTTCTTAGTAAAGTTTCTGTTTCCTTCATGGCTTTAGCATTTTCTAATTCTTCATCAGTAACAATGCCATCACCATCTAAATCATAATCATTATATTTGCTATTTTTTTGTAAGGACTTTTTCATATGCTTCTTTAATTTCCTCTATAGACCTTTTGCAACCTATACAAACATTATTAACTAACTTACATATACCTACACAAACATTCACTTAACTAACAACCCTATAAGAAGCAAGATTGCTGTACCAGAGGTAGCAATCATTATATGCTCAATCCTCTTAATTCGTAAGATCGTCTCTTTCCATCTTTCAGCACAGACAGCTTCATGTGTGTCAATTTGCGATTTTACTTCCATTGTCGTTATCTTCGCCATCTTCTATTGACCCCATTTTTTCTTTTAATGATGCTATTAATGAATTTGTAAAACTAGATTGTGCAACAGATACTTGGTCTAATTGAAATCTAAGACTTGCTGATTTAGTTTGTAAGTCCTTTATTTGATTTATTAGATATTTCTGTTTATTATCTAAATCTTCTTCTTTGTATGAATTGCCATCAATGTTAATGACGTTTAATTGTTCAGTCATTATGCTGTATATCCATTACCAGCTGTTATGGCAGAATTGGTTGCTGTCATAGACTCTGTTGTCCAGTAATCTTTAAGCAACATTAACTCTAAGTGTTGTACGTTCCTATCAACAGTATCTTGCCTTTCTTCTGCTGTATTCCAACTTTCAGCAATTGCTGTTCCAGCAATAACTTCATTTATAAGAGCTACACTATGACCCATTGCTGTGAAGTTTTGTGCTATTTCTAATGTTGTAAGTTCATCTGCCATTTTATTCTCCTTCTAATTCGGTTAATCTTGTTGTTAAGGCTGTTACTTGTGCTGATAATTCTTGAACTGCATTAACAAGATGCCAAGTTAAATTGCTAGGGTTTACTGAAAGAACCCCAGTGGATTGTTCTTCAACAGTATTAGGAAGTACAGATTGTATTTCTTGTGCAATCACACCTAGTTGAACACCTTGTTTATTAATTGCAGCATGACTTGGTAGTTCTGTTATTTCATCTGCTGTACGATACTCAAAGTTTTTAACTTGAACTTGATTTATAGCATCTAGTCCTACTGTATTATCAACAATATTTTTCTTAATACGTCTGTCTGAATCTGTAGAAAAGTTTGCATTGTTATTTCCTGCAAATACAGCTCCACCATTAGGATTTATAAAAGCAGTGTTTGAACCTTTTCCAACAGCATTTATTCCGATTACAATACTAAAATCATTACCTGAAGCAGCAACATCTGTTTGTCTTCCAATTAAAATATTTCCTGTTCCATTAGTTAAAGCAGCACCACCATGACCATTTCCATCACCAGCTTGCTTCCCTATTCCTATATTTGAATTGCTAACTGTTACATGAGGTAATGCTCTATATCCTATAGCAACAGTCTCATCTGCTGTAGTAAGGTCTCCCAAACTTTGGTAGCCAACACCTACATTACTATGACCACCAGTACAGCTAAAAAAAGAACGATAACCAAGACCTATATTACCACTAGCTGTAGAAGTTGCAAAAAATGATTGATGACCCATAGCAATATTGTCATTACCAGTTGTTATCCCTCTGCCAGATTGTTCCCCAACAGCTGAATTTCTAGCTCCTGTAGTAATGCTATAACCACTTCTATAACCTAATCCAGCATTAGAACCACCAGTTGTAACTGCATTTAAAGATTCTACACCAACTGCACTATTAGCTCCACCTTCAGTATTTTGACCTAAAGCATGAAGTCCTAAGGCACTATTATTAGCTCCTGTTGTATTTGCATCTAAACATAAAGAACCAACTGCTGTATTGTTAGAACCTGTGGTACTAGCACCTAAAGCACTCAGACCAACTGCTGTGCTATTGTCTGCTGTTGTATTAGCATCTAAACTTAACGAACCAACTGCTGTATTAGAGACACCTGTTGTATTTGAGCTAAGTGCATCAAAACCAACTGCTGTACTGTTTGTTGCTGTTGTAATTTTTTCACCTGCTTGACTACCAATTAATGTATTGCTAACTCCTGTTGTAAGGTCTTCACCAGCAAAAAATCCAACTGCTGTGTTGTTACTATTTGTGGCAGATGTGAAGTTTTGTGTTCCCAATGCACTATGTCCAATAGCAACAGACCTACTCCCTAATGTGTCTGTACTTAGTGCTTGATACCCAACTGCTGTATTAGAATCTGCGTCAGTTAAGGCATCACCAGTAAGACCACCCATAAGTGTATTTTGAACTCCTGTAGTCATAAGTTTTCCAGCAAAAGCACCTACTGCTGTATTTTTACCATCTGCTCCTGCATTAAGAGTTTTTAATGCTTGACTACCTACAGCAGTATTATGACCATGAGCATCTTCAGTTTTAAGTGATTCAAATCCAACTGCTACATTATGGTCACCAGTAGTAATTGCAGTTCCAGATTCATCTCCAACTGTCACATTAGAAGCACCACCACTTGCAATAGAGTTACCTGCATTGACACCTATTCTTACGTTAGATGTTCCTGCTGAAGCTGTGATAAAATCTGCACCATCTTCTAGTGTGGTATCACCTGATATTGTCATAGCACCATTTACATCAAAAGTAGTAACATTAAGCTCAACTTCTGTAGCAGTAAGATCAATCTCATCTGTTGCACCTAAACTTAGTACAGTAGCACTTGATCCTTGTATGAATTGACTAGCATCATTAAACATTAGTTTGTTTGTGCTATTTAAAGTCAAACCTGTATCATTTGTATGTGTTAAGGTAGCATCTGCACCTGCTCCAAATTTTATAGCCGAACTATCAGAATTTAAAAGTATATCATCTTTAACTGTTAAATCGTCTTGGATTACTAAACCAGTAAGATTTAAAGAAGCAAAAGCATCTACAACTGCTGCACCACTTCCAGCACCATCAAGATATACTACTTTTGTATCTCCAGGAGGTATTGTTACATTTGCACCAGACCCTTGACTTATTATAATATTTTGTGATCCACTCGTAGCATTTTCTATAAAGTGCAACCTACTTATTGTGTTCGGACCAATAGTTATAGTACAAGCACTATCTAAAGTTCCAGTATACTTGATAAACATAGCTCTAGCTTGGTCTGTAGCACCATCTGCAACTGTGCTTGCATGAGTATCAGCATTTGTTGTTATGGCTTCTGTGCCAAACCCTAGTGCTTCACCTATTAATTCCAAACTAACATTGGTTGTATTACCCCATGTTCCACTAGCATCACCAGTGCCAAGTTCAGTTAGTCTTAGGTCGTTTACAAAAGTACTCGCCATTTATTTAGCTCCTAATCTATTCTTATGATTGCATTTGCCCCTGCTGCTGGTAATACTATCTCAAATGTTCCACCTGCAACTGTAAAATCTCCACCAAATGCTAAAACTGCTATAGCTTTATCTGAATTAGTATCATTATATATTAATGCACCATTTGCTGTAAAACTAGCACTTGTCCATGTAGGATTAGCAAAATCTAAATGAGCAGTAGTTGAAGTTGTTCCTGCTGCTTTACTTGTTAGTGTTTCACCACCAGCAGTATAGCCAGTTCCACTTATTTCATTAGTTGTTGCATATGCAGTTGTTGCTGCACCTAAACTTGCTGAACTTGTGAAAAGTGCTATTTTTATAACGTCTGCTAAAAAATCATGTTCATCATTACTTAGTATTTGCAATTTAAATGAGGTACACATTGCTTGAGCTATTGACATTTATTTTCTCCTTATATTCCTGCGTTATATTCTGCTGAGTAATTTCTTCCCATTTCTTGTTGAAACAATCCTATAGCTTCGTCAAATTGTGCTTTGTACAATTGTAACGTCTCTGAGGCTTTAAGGAAAGAAGAACTTTCATAAAGTGATGCAGATAGTAAAACAGCTTCTGCATTATCACCTATCCAAGTATTAGCATTAGATGATGACAGCCCTGTTTCTGGTGCAATAAAGTCAACTTTAAATGCTAATGTTGCACTTGGTGTTGGTGCTAATGTAATTACAATTCCACTAGTTCCAGCACTTTTTGTTGCATAAATTTCTGGTGTTGATGTTGTGCCTATGTTTGGACTGTAATCTCTTAAATAACTATCTATTCTATGATTTAAAAATATTACATCACTATTGCTATCAGTAATAGAAACTTGCCTAATCATTCTTGCATCTGCAACTGTATAGTCAAACGTACCTACAACTAGAGTTGACGATGAAGTCTGTCTAAAACATGGCAAGCTAGGTAACCTTTGAAATATCATATTCTCTGCTTGCAATATAATATCTGGAATAGAAGCAACTAGCTCTGTGCTATCGTCTTCTAAAAAATTCTGTATGTTAGAAACTAATGTAGTATAATTCATTATCCATCACCCCACGTTGATATATTCCAACCCTCTTGACCCCAACCACCTATATTAATGCTCTCTGTGCCAATTGCACCAGTTCCAGCAACTCCTACTTCTGTAATACTTGATTTAAAGTTAAGAGTTCCAGTTTCACCATCACCAGCTACACCTGTTACAGTTTTCTTACCTGTAAGTATAACAGTACCAATAGCACCAGTTCCTACACAACCAGTCTCATTTATTGATATATCAATTAAGATTGTTCCTAAAGCACCAGTTCCAGCTTGTCCTGTTACATCTGCACCAAAGTTAAAGCTAGATGTTGGTAAACTCTCAACAATACCTGTGCCTTTTATACCTATACCTTTTTGTGAATTTTCAATTCTACTTGCAAAAATATCAGTATTAAATCCTACAACAAAACTAACATTCTCAGGGTCATTGTCTGGTCTTGGTTGGAATAATGCAGTTGCATCTATGACATTTTTGGCTGGTGTTAGTTGAGGATGTTTAGGATCAAACTCACTAGGCTCTACTCTTAGGTTATCGTAGGTGGTTTTTAAATCAGTATAATTGACTTTAAAGCCACTTATGTCACTTATTGCCTTTGATTTTTTACCACTTGCGTATCTTGCCATTATGTTAAGTTCAATGCTGTTGGTTGTACTCTAAGACTTACACCATCATTATCTGATGATGCTGCAAAACTATAAGCTCTTTCATACATTTCATTTAATAATTGAAATTTCTCTGGTGCATATTTCATTGATAGTTTTGATGCTAATCCTGCACAAATAGTATCACTCCATCTATAAGGTACATCTGTATCTTGATTTGATGCAGTAACATCTTCTTGTTGGTTCATACCCCAATACACTAAAGATAATGTGGATACATTAGGTACTGACCATAAATAGACAACAGGAGTATATTGCCTATCAAGCATAAATTGACTTGGCTTACCTGCATTTGTCTTGCTAGGTATTTGATTATATTCTTGTAATGTAATTCTATTTATTATTTGGTCTGTGCCTGATGAACTATCTCTTATTACTGCATCTAAAATATCAATAGTACCTACAGGCAAAGTGTAATTATCTGTGCCACTAACTAAAGTTATTATGTTTTGAGCAACTGTCCAATAATTAATACCACGATTGGAAAATTCAGAAAATAATAAGTTTAAACTTCTTCTAGCAGACTTAGCTTGATCACCAGTTCTTGTTTGTGCATCAATACCACATCTTTCGTAAGATTCAGTTATTATTTCCTCAACATTAGGTCTAAATGCTACTGTTTCAGATGTTGCCATTAATTCACCTTATGCAAAAAATATGTTAGCTAATACAACTGTAGCAACTGTGTATGCAATAGCCAAGCCACTACCAAACAAAATACCTTCGTCTGGTATTGTATTATCTATAGTTGTATTATCAGTTCCTATTGTCTGTGCCTTAAAAATAATAGTTCCATCTTCTGGAGTGCCATTGTAAAAGTCAACTAGACCTGCTGTTCCAGCAGACACAATTGAGTATCCTTTCATCCTTGTACGACCACCACCTGCGACTGCACTTGCACATAATGAACCAGAGCCAACTGTAATGTTTGCTGCATATTTTGCAGAACATTCTACAGCACTAACTGTTAAAAATAGTTTTGCACCTGCTACTGCTTCTGCTGAACTTGTAGAAGTTATGACTTCTGTAATAGCATTGCCAAAAACATTAGTACCAGTAATTGTGCAAGTTTTATCCTCATCATCAGTACCACCAGTTGTAACAGTTACATTTCTAGCACCACCACCTAAAAAAGTTGTGTTAGCCATTGTCGCTGAAGTGTCTGGTCTAGCTGCAGTTACTAGTCTATCTGCATCTGCTGCATTTTCATCAGCAATAAATTCTACTTGTACATCACTTTGAACGCCCATTTAATTCTCCTTGTAAAAGTGGGGGAAATTAATCCCCCATTAAATTTTATTCAAATAATGTTCTACTTATACATTGATAATGAACATCAAGTGCTTCTGCTGCTCCTGCACCAGCTTCAATGCCAATATAAGGTATTAAATCTATATCATCAGTCATTGCACCACTCTTGGTTGTTCCTGTAGTAACTGCTGTTCCTCCAGTTGAACCACTTGTGGTTGTAATGTTGTACTGTTGACCATCAACAAATATTGATAGCTTTCTGGCTGAATCAATTTCTATTTTTAAATGATAAATAGTATTCGCTGCAACAGTAATTGGTAAAGCACTAATAAAATCAGTTCCACCTATACTATGTATAAAATGTAACAATGTAAAATCAGTAAATGCTTCAGAGTTTGTTGCATCAGTTTGAAATTTAAAATAGGCTTGATTGGCATCAGTCGCTATTAGTTGATCATTAGTTAACTTTAGACCTGCCCAAAATTTCTGATTATCAATAGCATTTGAATTTATAGAACATTCCCAAACTGTTTGGTTTTCTGTTCCCCACTTTGTAGAACCCCATGCCGTCGCTGCATCTAAATGTGGTGCAAGGATAGATTGGTCTTGGTCAGCACCAGCAGTTGTTATTATAATTCCTGCTGCAGTTGCATTTCTAGTTGATAATGCACTAGTCATGTTTGTACCAAGAACTTCAAAGTTTGCATTAGCACCATTGTTAGCTACAACAGCTAATGGAATAACTTTTACTGTTAGAGTAGCTGAACCTAGATTAACAGCACCACCAGTAAAGTTTCCTAAACTAACTGTTACAACATTTGCTGCAGTTACAGTCGCTGTAAGAGTAAGATCAACTGTATCAACACTTAAAGAAGCAGTTGCAAAGTCACCAAGTACTGCACCAACTACTGGTATATCTTCAATTTCTTCATTACCATCACCAATAGAACCAAAGTCTTTAGTTTCTGCACCTATAAGAAAACCATTAATTTTAGGTAAATTTTCAAACCATTCTTCTAAGTAATATCTGCGAGTGTCTTTTGCTGCATTACCATGTAATGTTCTGTCTTGTATTAGTCCACTAGTTGTATCTTTACTAATTAGTTTAAGACTATCTTGTGATCTTAACGGACCACTAAAAGTTGAAGTACCCATGTCATTCTCCTTGTCTTGGGTTAGTTTGCATAATTGCAATCAAGGTTAAAAAGAAGAGGGTGGGAATCAAACAACCCTCTTCTCTGTTAGTTGTTAGGCTGCACCCTCTGTGCCAAAAATACCACGCCAGTCAGTAAAACCAAAAGAATATCTTTCTCTTACTTTATAACGTACATTTCCTGTCTCAAAGTCACCTTCCATGCCTTTTTTCATAGCACTTCTTTGGAACATTTTAAGACCATCAGGAACATCTGTCTTAATAAAGAATTGATCACTATCAGTTAATCGTCTCATGATATGATAACCCTGTGGTAAAAAACCACCAGATTTAATAGCATTGAGATCATTATCTGAAGTACCTGTTCTTAACTGAGACTCAAGTAATCTTTCTGCAACGAAAGTGTAAGCAGTAGGAATAATTAACATTGTTCCTTGTGCTGCGATCCTAAGACCACGATCATCTTTCATGTCAGCAATATTAATCAAGATACTTTCTAATGAAGTTTCTGATAAATCTGCTGCTGTTGCCAAAGTGTTACTCTGGTTTCCATTTTGAGTAGGGTGTGCTGTATTTAATAGTGATACACCATCTCCACCTGCAGTACTTAATGCGTTATTTAGTACATTTGCACCTTTGATCTCTTTTGTCGTAGACATTGATCTAGCGAGTGCTTTTGTATAACGTGAAGCGATAGAACCATACAGACCATCTTCTTCAGCTTCTTCTGTAACAGAAAACGCCAAAGCAACTGTGTCATGTGAGTATCTAGCAGTCCATTGTTGGGATGATGAGTCATAAGATACACCAGAACCTTCGTCTTTTGTAGGTGCTGCTCCAAATCCTGTTAACAATACATCTTCCTCA